GGCAAAGCAAATCCACACTGTTGTGCTGCTATTGAGCGACGACGTCAATTCTTTGAGTTTTTGATGACGGTGGGAGCCGGAAAGACCACTTTAACAGTTTTGAACTGGTTTGGCGTGGATCGTGAGCAATTAACCGATCCACCTCCCGGCTTGAGCTTAACAATTGTTTGTGCCCCAAACGTGGCGATCGTTGGCGATTTGGTTAGACGAGCTCATCGCCGTGATCTGCATCCTGGAGAAATGTTTGATGCAGTGTTTGTTGGAGAAGTTTATCAATCTGGAGATAATCCTTATACTGTCTTCGACGAAAAGACCGCTTTTATGTTGTGTGGATATTCCAGAACTGGTGCTATTCATATATGCACCCGGTTTTTCCATGGTTGGGCGGGGGCCGATGTGTTTTTTGTTAACCAATCTTACCATCCTGAGGGCGTTTGGTATCGAGTTTCTGAACCTGGCCCTGCTTATGGTTTTGTTCGATTTAGTTCAGATCCTATGACCGTGCCTTATGCTCCGCATCCCGATCCAATGTGGCTATTTGATCGCAGTTCAAAAGATCCAGCTTATCCAATGGATATAGCCATTGTACGACCCGGTGAGCCATATAGTTTAGTTATGGTGGCTAAACGTGCTCGACCATCACAGCCTTTAGTTGCGTATAAGTATGATCATGCAGTGACTGTGGGTGTTGTGCAAGAAGACTGTCGTTCTTTGATTTACAGATTTCTTTCAACAATTGGACTTGGTCCGTTATCCAAGATGTTTCCTTCATTGTTTCCGTCTGAATATCAGTGGTACAGTGAAGACTTGTGGTACCATGTCCAGACGTATAGTGAGTTATCTTTGTCGGCAGCGGTCAAGAGTTGTGGGGGATATATAACAGAAACCTTGGTTGCAAAGGTACACACCAATATGATGCATGATCCACAGATGGTGTTGTTGCGCGAACGGTTTCCGGAGATTTTCAATAAGATCGCAACGGGAACCTTACTGTATGTTATGTTTCATCAGCGCTCATCTTTGTCTTTTGGTTTGTATAATCTGCGGAAATGGTATTTCGGCAGTGAAACCTTGATGGCCAATGCCCGTGGCTTGGTGTTTAAGACTACTGCGAAAACCATGCAAGTTGGCGTTGCTTTGGCATTTTGGGGTGGTTTGTTGGGAGGATTGACATTCGGCTTGATTACCGTGTTGAAGTCAATTGGCTTAGTTGAATTTAAGCGCCCACAAATGCCTACCTTGATGTTGCATAGTTGGGATACGTTGCAACATCTGTTTAAGAAGATACAGACATCTTTTGTGCCGCCTAGCGCCCCGTTGCCGGAGAGATCTCTTGTTACTTTTGTTAATGATTGTGATAAGCTTGGCATGTTGGGCGCGTTAAAGAAACGTATAGCACTTTCTCCGTTCCTTCGTTATGTGTCAGAGAACAGTCAGGCAAAAGATAGACAATTGGTGTGTTTGGCTGCACACTCACCTGCCGAGCCACCAATATCGTGGAAATGGCCAGGGTTAGCTGTTTGTGGAATTGGATTGTTATGTGCCTTGGGCGTCAGATATTACCGTGAGGTATGTGCGGCTCAAACTGCTTATATGCAGTTTTGTGAGGCTTATAAGGCATGTGAGTATACTGCTGACACATCGTTGTGTGTGTGCTCATTGTCCCCGGGAGCTAGTTTGCCCGGGATTCAATCCCAATATCAGTGCGGCCCAGAGGTTTTTCGGGGCGACATTGATATCCGTGTACATGGCTTTTCTTTGCGTCCGGAAGCAGCTTTGAAACTCTTAAGCACCTATGAACCGAAAACGATTCATCATATTTTGGTTGCTACCAATGGGCAGCTGTGGCAGCCAGCTAAAAGTGAGCAAAATACTCTTGTTGCGGTGTTGTTGCGTACCCATAACGATCCATTCGAAACTGCGTTCCAAGAAGAGAGGTTGTTGCATCCGCGCTTAACGCGACGTGATTTTGATCAAGCTCGTTGGACACGTTGGGAAGAGTTGGCTATAGCGTTGCGTGACATGGGTTTCTTTCCTCCTCTATCTATGTTGCCGTCTATCCAAGAATGTGCTAAGAAGATGGGTACCCGTGGCCGTGTTTTGTTAGAATCATTTGATAGCGTTTCAGCAGGACACGATGGAAAGATGTTTAAATCTATCCAAGTGAAATGGAATGAAACCATCGGTCTTAAAGAGCATTGTGGAGTTGTGTCCGTCAAACCTCGTGCGATCGTTTATAATGATCCTCGTTATCACGCGTTTTGTGCACCGTATGCTCGAGCTACAGCGGATGTTTTCCACAGCGTGTTCAATGGTCAGGTGTGCAAGATCAATAATTGTGATGTGAAAATCTTTTACTGCTCTGGCGTTCCAGTTGAATACATTGAGCGTGCCTTCACTGAATTAGTAGATCACCCTGGCTTTATGGCCTCAGGGGACGATTCGTTGGTGCGTCCCCATCAAAAATCAATAGAAAAGAAATATCTTTGGTTGGAAGGTGATTTTAAGGCGTTTGATCATTGCCAAGATGATGGACCTATGGTTTTCGCCGCTCGCGTTTGGATGTCGTCTATGTCTTTTCCAAGTGAGATCATCCAATTGTTCGTTGAGCAGTGTTCCCGCTCATATGCGGCCAAGATTGGATCTTTGAATATTAAAGGCAACGCAGGGGTTCAGCTGCCTACTGGAATCTCAACCACCGCTGTGCAATCCACGTTGCACAATATTATGTTTTACATATACAGTCTTATGAACGCGCATCAAGGTATTGCCATGTCAGCTAAAGATTTGGGCTTTACCTGGAAATATGTGGTGGTTGATGATCATGCGCTTGCCACTTTTCTGAGAGGAACTTACCATCAAACTGTTCTCGGAAGTTGGGTGTGGCAACCATTGCCTTCTGCTATCTTGAAGTTGGGAAAGACTATGAAACCAGTGACTTCGTTGAGTAAGTCTCCCACACCATATCAAGACGTCGTTTTTGCTTTGTCACGCTCGTATTATGGGGTCCCGCGCCATTATCCGATCCTGGGTGATTTGTTGGTGGCATATGATCATGCCCGACCAACCATTCAAATCACCGAGATGACAAGCATCTTGGAAAGGATTGAGGATAAAATTATGCCGCACAAGGCTGACATTCCCGAAGCCTCGTTTTGGCACTTATTGGAGTGTCGTTATCGGATTTTCCCGAGCGATGTGGAGTCGTTGAGGCTCCTTTTACGGTCATTATCCCAATTTCCTGTGTATATTCAACACCCTGTCTTTGAGGTGTTGAATCGCGTTGATTATTGTTAAGCTCTTGTTTAGGGTAGGCAGCTACGGCTCAGGGAGTAACGACCCTGCCCTGCCAGTTCTAGCGGGAGAAAGAAATTTTTTGTTAGTTGCTATAGTGGTTATGGTTAAAATCCGCAACCTTAGAAAACGGCGTAAGAGCAAATTACCTGTGCGTAAAATTAACGCTCG